AATTCCAAATCCTTCTAGAGAGGCTATGACTTGTTTCTCTAGAAATGATATTGGTATTCATGCTGTCAATTCCTTAATTACAGGTGGTCGTACCGAGCTTAATGGAAGTTCAAACGGAACATATGCACAGTGGAATGAAGCTTACGATCTTCAATCTGAACTGAATACTGAAGCTGGTATAAGGTTAGATAACAGTGTTTTAGATTACAGCGGTAGAGTTATAGTTGAAGGTAATCACTTTGGTTTAGATTCTACAAACTCTAAAGTAAACATAGACAGTGTTGCGGCTAGATACAATCAATCCACAGGTTTAAGACTTTCTAATTCTAAATTAATTTTTCTAATAATTTTTTCATTTAAAAAAATTTAAGTTAATAAAAAAGTAGAGGGGACACGCCAAACAGTCCCCCTGAATTAGTGATTTAGGCCTACTAAAACTACTTGCTTGTTATGTTTATATTAAAACACCCGCGCACGCAGGAAAAAAGATTTATAGATCAAAGTCATCCCCTGTATTAGAACTAGCAGGTTCAAAACTTGATGTAGTTTGAGTTTTCTTTAACTCTCTTACATGATCCTCTTTAGAAAACTTATACAATCTTGAATTTTCTACATCCAAAGCTTCTAATGAAACTCCGTCTCTAGAATTTCTTGGTAAGAATAAGTCATAGTTAATATAACCTTCCTTATTTTCCCACTCTCTACCACCAACACATGCATTTATGAATGTATCTCCAGATAAAACAGAATCTGCAGATTTCATAAATTCTTCAATAGTGTCAGCTTCAATCATATCCAAGTCATCACGTTTATTCAATACTTCAGATAAATAGATCATAGATTTAAGAACTTCAGTATCTCTTTTTACTTCTCTACCACTTGGTAAAGTAGCATCTTTAAACGGGTATGGACTTAACCTAATCCTACCAACTTGACCTTTATACCTAGGTCCACTTGCATCATTAGGGTCTACAAGAAAACCCTCAAACTCTCCGCCTACTGGCTCTGATTCTACATGCAATACTACATTATATGCATCCTTATCATAAGGTGTTTGATCAAATGTGATGCTGTTAATTTTTACTTTCTGATTACCTACTCCGATAACAGGTCTTGCTTTGCCTGAACCGGCACTCATGTCTTTTGTACTTAACATACTTTTTAATTAATTAATTATTTATTTACTATACTCAATGATGCAATCTTTAACATATTGCAAATCATTTTCAATGAAGGATTCTTCAAACATACCCATTGGTGATTTACATGTGTTCTCACCATTAGTTTGTGTTTCAAATCCATATCTTAATGTTCCATCTTCTTCTTTGATAACTTTACCAAAAAGTACAATAGAAAATAAGCCTTCCAAAGTTAATGCATTATCTATCATCTTACCTACAGTTTTTGCTTTAACTTTTCTATGGCCATTTATATCAGTTGACTCCTCTGAATGAGTTAGAAAGAAACAAAACAAATCATCTCTCAAATCTTTTGGCATTTTTGCAACCTGAGCCAGGTTAGAAGCTATTTGAGTAAATTTATCATATCCCTTTTCATTTGCTCTATCAAAGTATTCAAAAGCAGACATATATTGCCAATCATCAATAACTAAATTAGTTATATGTGGCATTTTATCATTCACATGTTGTATAGCTTTCATAATCCCTGTAGCTGATGACGCATTTGTCATATTGCCTTTGGGATTATCTTTGCTAATCAATGTGTATTTAGATTTCCAACCTTTAAAAGGTAAAGGTTTATTTGCAATGTTGATCCAAAATGTTTGTTCTGGATCTAAATTTCTACCAGAGGTAGACTTACCTGACCCTGAGTCAGCTATTACTAATATGCTTTCTGCCATTATTATTTATTTAATTGTTTTGCTATTGATTCTAAAGCTATTGCTATTCTTTTAAGATATTGTTTCATATTATCATCAGGATTAGGAAGATCTTCTAATTCAAATATAGTTTTAGATTCTTCTTTCCTGCTTGTTACATCATTTATAACAATTAGCTCACTTACAGGTATAAGATGTCTTTCAAAACCTGAATTACTGGTTATAAGTTCATACTCTTCCTTCCAGTGAGCATTATATTTATGAAGATATAATGTTCTTTTAGGATCTTCTGATTCATAATCAATACTTACAAATTCTGTATATATGTCTTCCCCTTTCTCAAGTTCACTTGGAAAGAATGATACATATAGATCATCTTTACCATTTGGCCTATAAGCCATCTTTGGTATATATAATGCATTAAGATTTCCATTCTTTTGGAAATAATCTTCATGCTCTTCTCTGAGTTCAGAGACTTTCTTTTTTCTTTCAGCTGGAGTCATTACTTTACTTTTAGTACTTATCATCTTCTATCTTGTTGTTCTGGTGTGGCCATTTCAGATATTTGCATTTTCTCAAATTCTCCTCTAAAGAAACTCATCCGTGTATCACCATTTCTTGCTTTAAGAAAGTGTAATACAAGAGTTCTGTCATCCTTTATTATATATCTGTCTGGACCATAATATCTAATCTTCTGTTTTGCAGGACGGTTAATACCAATTAAATTATCTGCGTGTTGTAACATTGCATCTGAACCAAATATATCTGATTCTAATACATAGTTACCATATTTACCATCTACAGCCCGGTCAGGATTATCTATATTCCTATTAAGCTGAGACAGTGCAATAAATAAACATGGATAATCTCTTTTACATTGTGTAAAAAACTCACCTAACTCAAATAGCATATCTAATCTATTATTTTGATAAGGAGCTCTTTTTACAAGTATAGTGTGATCTAGTGTAATAATAGTTTTGGCACCTTTGTGCTCATCCATATACATATCAATTTGTTCACGCATCTGATTTACAGTCATAGGTCTGCTGATAATATCAACAGGGTTCTTAACTCTATCTTTTGCATATTGATGACATGTATTTATTACATCCGTAGATAATTTACTACCTGCACTACATAATTGTTTATAAGTTTTTCCAGTTATTGAACTAAATTCACGCATAGCTGAGGTTCTACCAACCATCTCAAATTGAAATTCTAGAACTCTAAAATTATCATCTGGATTTAAATCAAATGATTCTCTTATGATCTGATCTTTAATAAGAGTTTTACCTGAGCCAGGACGTCCCCCTATAACAGTTAAAGTATTCCACTCTAAACCATCTGTGGTTGCGTCATTAAACTTAGGCCACGGGGTATATACAGACTTTTCAAGTCCTTTTTGTCTATTTAGCATATATTTCAATGCTTCATTGAATGATTCATATTGACCACCCCATGCTGGTTTTTGTCTACTCATGCGGTACTTCCATTATATATCTTAAACATTCATAATAAAACTTCTTTCCTGATTCTTGAGCAAGTCTTTTGCAAGTAACATGGGTTGCCCATATTGCTTGATTCTTATTCATACTGCTACTAATATCTTCTTTACTGAAGTTCTTATGTTCTTTTATTAATCCATTAACAAATTCAATTACTAAGTCTCTATCAATTTCTTCAACTTTTTGATCTTTCATACTACTTTTTCTTTAAAATGATCACTTTCAGTACTTATACCATCTCTGATCATATCACAGTAGTCTGCAAGCTTTGAAGTTTTGACTTTGTGTTTGTCTTGTTTAGATATAAAATACTGACTATTCTGCATGTAAAGATAATTGTTTCTTTGGTACTCATTTACATACATCTTAGTAGCTTTTATAATCTCTTCCCAGCTATAATCATACTCTGCAAAAAACCATCTAAAATTCTCAGTAAGTATTTTAACATTATTTCTTGCCGGTACACCAGACGGTAATTTACCTTTTGGAAATATATTCCTATACTGCTCTATATTAAGAGCTCCTGATTTACCAAGTAATTGTTTATTTGTTTTCTTCTTATTTACAGTGAAGTAATTATTCAAAGTAGCTATCACTTTTTCACCTTCAGCAGTTATGGAGTTATCTTTATTAATATATCCTTCTTCTATAAGACTTTTTATATCAAATTCTCCCCATGTATATGGAGTTATTCCTTCATTAAATGCAAATAATATCATGCATTGATTAGGAGTTATTCCGTACTTCTGTATTTTCTGAAATAGTTCTAGCATATTCTTTGTATTTTTTTATCCCCTTTTCCAAATTGTACTTTGGTTTCCACCCACTCATAAATTTGATTTCAGATGACTTTGTGTAGAACTGATAGCCTTTTGGTATTTCATACTCACCTTTATATTCATATGGTATTTCCATCAGCTCTAAAACATCCTCAAAAGAACGGGCTTCTCCACTACCAACTTCATAAACACCATTTTGTACATCATTGAACAATGGATATAATGTAGCATCAACAACATCATCTATATAAACAAAATCTCTCAGAGGTTTTTTTGGAAATAACATAAACCTACCAGCTGAATGAGCTTGATAAGCAACAGAAGCCATCTTACCTTTGTGTTCTTCACCAGGCCCGTAAACATTGAAATATCTCAGAGCATAAAAATCTTTGACTCTACAAGAACCATACTCTTCAGCTAAATATTTAGACCAACCATAGATATTAGATGGTGTTCCATTTTCACCTGTATTTGCAGCTGAAGAAGAGTATACTACTTTCTTTTCATATATCAATGCCAAATCAAATAGTTCTTTACTAAATAGATAATTGTACTTTAACATTTCATTTGGGTCTTTCAACATAGTATCTGATATAGCACCTATGTGTAATATAGCATCACACTCATCAACACATTTTGCTAATGTAGTTTCCCACCCAATGTGATTCATATAATCTTTTTCTAAACAAGTTACTTTAGTGACATCATCAATTTTCATAAGTTTTTGATAAACATTCTTTCCAATAAAACCCTCTGTACCAGTTACTAATAATCTCATTTGTATAACTCCTCATATGTACGTTTCATCCAATAAGTTCTGTCTCTTCCCATTTCACTTGGTGGTATGGCATTATACTGATAAACCCAAGCTGAATTATAAAGATTTGTTAAGCTATCTTCCCAATAACAACTTTCGTGATAATAAAATAACTGCTTTCTAATCATATCCATCATACCAAATTGTCTTGGTAATAAATTTAGTTCTAAACCAAATTCTTTTCTCATACAATTCATCAATGTTATATCACTACCAGTCAATAATATATCATATGAATCAATAATCTTTTGTTGTGCTTTGGCTTTTTCTGTAATGAGTTTAAGTTTATTATCTAACTCAATCATTTCATTTTTAGTTGGACTGGTAATATGAACGAAGAAACAGAATTCCTCTACTTCTACACAGCACCCAGCGGTGACAACTGTGTAACGTCAAACGAAATGCTTGCTCACTCACGAGCGAAAGAAGGCAGTAGCATAATTGTAAAACAGATAAATTAAAAGGACATGCGAAACCAAATTGAATTTTACACCCCGAAAGAGATTGCTGAAATCCTAAAAGTCACCACCTCAACTATCAGAAATATGATAAAGCGAGGAGACTTGAGGGCAGTCCAGTTGAAAGGAGGTCGTGGCATTTACCGCATCCCAACCTCAGAGCTCGACAGAATGATGGTATACACCTCGACACCCGAGGAGCAAGTCAGTTCAAAATCTGTGTTTGCGTCTCACAACTTCCCGCCTGAGCCCCGTCAAGAGGAGCTTCTTTCGGTTTACATGAGGGGCATACCAACATCTCCAGCTTATGTAACCAAGGAAAGCAAGCTTCGGGATGTGTTCTTTGGTAGCGATAATTCTCGCCGCTCCAAGATTCTCAACAAAAGAATCCACGGAGTTTTCTTCAAGTGTGCAATGCACAACATGACCGTGCTTGAGTTTACCCAGACTTACGGGGCGATGGATCTGCCGAAATTCCGCAGGTTCGGAGCTAACTCTGTCGAAGCTGTATACAATGCAATCTACACACTGGATGACTAACGAACAAGCACACAGGATTATTGAAGAACGGCATGGCGATTCTGACAACAAGTCAGCGCAACGTGCCTACATCTTTGCGATGGAAGACCTCATCTCACTCGACGTATCCGAGTGGGTGGAGACAGATCCTGAAGCTCTCATGGAAGACTTCCTAAAGCACGCAAGGAAAGTAATGTCAGCTTACATCGAGGACAGATATGGTGACGACCCAAAGACTGTTGAGGCTCTCGATGATCTCAAGAATAGAATGCTCAGCACTGCTGATGCAATGGTCATATACATGGACTATTGGTGGGCAGTAAAGAAGCAGGTCGGCAACGGCTGACCACTGAAGGGCGTATGGTGTGCAGGGAGATCCTGCAACGGGTTCTTCTCTTCGATGTGAGACCTTGAGAAACAAAGCCCTTCTTTATTATCTATAACCTCGAGGAAGGTAGCAATGTCGTTCCACCTCCCTCACTTGC